CACCACCACCTGCCAATCTGTACTCTGATTTATTCTGGTCGGCATACTCAGCTTTCAAAGTGAAGCTCGCCCCGGATTTATTGCAAAAGTGTCCTGTCCATCGAGTGGTCCCGGTATACCAGCCTATTTTCTCAGCATTGTAAGCAGGGGGAGCCGTATTTGTGAACGTAGGGACTACTGAGGCCCCGCCACCGGCTACAATCATCTGTAGGTATACAATACCGTTAATCAGGCCTCCCTCGTCTACAATGGCCGTGTCGGAGTCTGCAAGGTATAGAGAACCATCGACATCTAACAGAGCGCCTTTAGCGACCTGAGGCCGTGTTGACCCGGAATTCCAGTTCGTCAGCCTGAAAATAGAAACGGAGCCACCGGCCCCTAGAAGTGTTTTTGCGTCCCGGGTTACTAATGCGGCAAAGTTCGCATCGTTACCTGGGGCTGTTGTTGCGTTTGGTACTAATAATAGTGACATTAAAAAGCCTCCCTGAAATCTAATGTAGCGTCATAAAGCCCCGGAGTTCCGTCCAGGGCATAAGGAAAAGTATCTGATGTTATACGGCACCATTGCGGCCGGTTCAAAGGGTTCTCCATGAGTCCCTCTCGCATAAACATTAAAACAGGATCAATACGACCGGTCGTTTTCCAGATAGTCCGGATTAAAAGCTTATCCGCTAAATCAAGCCCTGTGGCTCTCATTGAGAAAAGGAATACTTCATACCCTTTCTGCCCGAACGGTTGGCCTGTGGCTGACTGTGTGGGATTGTCGACTAATTCAGAGGCGGGCTGAGAGGGGAAATCCACATAATCAATCTGAGTATAGATCCCGCAGTCTAAATAGCCTATCTGGATCTTATCAACATCTGGGTCAGTGATATCTATTACCCAGTATCTCCACTGTTGAGTTGTTTCAAAGAACCAGACTTGATTTACCTCTGTATAAAGGGGAAGAGGTATAGTTGCCGCCGGGATCAAAGGGTCTGTATTTGAGTACCCGATTGTAATAGTCGCATTCTCTGAAAGGTTTGTACCTACCAGGGAGAACATATTTATATCCTTGATATCAGCCCCAAAGTCTGCAATAATCTTTGTATTGTTCCCTGTAGACTCTGCATATCTGGAAAGTAAAAAGATCTGCATATTGGTTTCAGGCTTAAAGCTGGTCCTGTTTGTCATCGTGAGGGAGGCCGCTGTAATGTTATGGTCTGCGTTTATTCTCATGCTCTTATTATCCCCCTATCTAGCCTGTAGGACAAGCTGTCCTGTTCTGACACCATTATTAACCACATTTAGAATAGGCTTCTTATCAATATTCACAATGATTACCTGTGATCCTGCCCCTCCACCTCTTATCTGTTTAAGAAGGGATGTCTGATCATCTCTAGTTAATACCATTTCTGCACTATTCAGATTTGCTGGTACATTATCTCCTGTAAAGCTGTTCCCTGGAACAATCCCACCCTCTTGAAATGAAGGGATAGGAGTACTTAATATTTTAATCTGCTGTGCTATCCCTGAAGCCAATACACCACCGGCATTTATGACATTTAGAGGGAAAGGTCCACCATCTACCAGGGTCTTTGTGAATGCTGCTCCTGAGTTTATCCCTGCTGTTACTGCACTGGCTGCTTTCTGGGCTATCAATAGGCCCCGGCTCTCTACCCCTGCCGCTGCGAACAATTCAGACAATCCAGAGAATAGGCTTGTAGAAGATGCTAATTTCTGCTGATTTAATGTCTCTTCTGCGACTACAAGCTCTTGGTGATAAGCAAATAACGCTGCGTCTGCGTCTCTCTGCTCATCCAGGTTCTCTATATAGGCGTCTGTCCACTCGTCATCTGCTCCGATTAAATCACTAAAGGTTTCTTCATTGGTTGCTGTCAGGTCTTCCATCTGGTCCCGTAGACCTTCAAGGATTTCCGTCACTTTCGGAAGGGTGTTAACCGCTGTTTCTGCGTATTCTTCCCACATATCAATTTGCTGTTGAAGTAGGTCTATTTTCCCTTGTTCAGTCTTGGCATATTCATCATTCACAAGATCAAGATATTCATTCAGGGCTATTAGTCTTAGTGCTTCTTCCTCTAATGCGAGCTGAGCCCGTTCCTCTTCAAGCCTTGCTAAATCCTCTTCTGATCTAGCCAGAGCGTCTTTAGACTCTTTGTTTTTGATTAGAAAAAGGTCCTGAATCCCGTATGCTTCAATAAGTGCTGTGACTTTCGCTAATTCTTCATCAAGTCCTTTCCGATATCCAAGTGCTGCCCCTGCTATTTTCTCCGCTGTCAGTCTTGCCAATGTATCAGTAAGGGTCTGTAATGAGACTTCAGAATCCAGCGTTCCATCCCCTAAGTCTTTTATTACACTATTTACATTGTTCGCTTCTGTAACTGCATCAGCAAAGGCTCTGGTTAAATCACCGAAAACCGTAGTCATCTGGGTCGCTATCGGCAGGAGGTTCTGTCCCAGTGCTACAGAGAGGTCATCTACTGCGGCAGCTGCAATGCGCTGTTGGTTGGCGAATGATTCACTTGATCTTGCGAAATCCCCTATAGCATTCTGTGATTGTTCCTGAGCTATCTGGAGAGTGGCAAAGGCTTTGGCCTGTCTCTCTGTTTCAAAGGTTAATCCGGCCTGAGTGTTTTCAAGTACTTTGGCTTTAACATCTACATCAAGAATTGATATTCCCAGGGCCTTAACAGATTCTCGTTCTCCAAGTAATGCCTTTGTGAGTGCCTGGGATGCTCCTTCTGCACCTCCTGAGAAGTTTGTGAAAGAAGCAAGGTCGACAGCCAACTTGTTTACTTCTGTAGATAGATCAAGGGCCGACTCCTGAGTGAAGCCAAACCCTGTTAATAAATCGCCTGTGTCTGATAGGAGTGTCCGGGCTGCTGTGGATGATAACCCAAAGTTAGTGGATAGATCTGTGGCCGACTCTTCTGCTGCAATAGCTATGTCTCTGAAAACAACATCGAACTTATTTCTGGTTTCCTCTGCATCAGAAGCAGCAAGGATAAGCTCTTTTGATACTTTGGCTATTCCGGCAACAGCTGCTACGGCAAATCCTGTGGTGATAATCTTCCCAAGGTTGGAGAACTTCTGACCAAGGGTCTTGACCTGTTTCTCGGTCTTCTTAGCACCCTTGTCAAACTTCTTTGTGTCTGCTTCAATTTCCCAAAATAGGGTCCCTATCTTTTGTTCTGCCATTAGTTCCCCGCTTTTTTAAAGGCTATATAGTTCGCCATGAACTCGTCACTACCCTTTTCTATCCATATTTGATCTACAACTTCTTTCGGGACATTTAGTAGGCTAATAGCATTTGTAACATCAACAATATCCATATCCATGTAATATTCTTCTTTGCTGATGTTACTTTCATTTTTAAGGGTCGCAATTAGCTTGGATTCATCGAAGTCGTATTCACTTTTTTTTTACCTTGGCTCATGTCTTTTGTGACTGCCATAGATAAAAACTTCCATACCGTGGAAGCCTCAGTTTTGCCGTTCCAGAACTTGTATTCAAACAGTTCCTTGTCCGTATTCCCGTTGTCTTCCAAAATAGTCTTTATCAAAGAAAACCGGTCATTCATAACGTCTTTATGATTCCCGGCTTTGATCTTCTTTTTTATCTCCATTATCTCAAGCTTTATCGGCCTGACTTCTGCTCTCTTTGCCTTGTTATCTTCATGCCTTAACATAAAAATATCTTTTGATGTTAACCCAGGAGCATCCAGCCCCTCGCATGGCCTTGATATGATCCATCCCATATCTTCTGTTTTCATCTGTATTTCTTCTTGAAGATCCACAGCATCAGACAACTCTTCTGCAATTATGTTGTATCTCCTGATAACATCGTTACTAATAAAATCAACTCTTACTCTCTTCTGTAATTCTTCCCCACGCTCATTATATGGGACCCCGATTTCTATCTTCTGTTTCATCTCCTACCTCCTTAAAAAGAGGGCAGCCGGAAGGAGGACCGGCCACCCTCGGAACACTTATACTGAAATTGGATCTCCCTGGTAGATACTAAAAAGCTGCTTACCTAGATCCAGGGTTGCATCTGGGTTGGCTGTAAATGCGGCATTCCATTCATCCATAATATTGGCGGCAAGAGAACCCTGTTTTGTAAGAACAAGAGAACCCGGGTCCAGGTTTGTTTTGAAAAACTTTGCTTCATAATCAAAAAGAGTAAAAGCAACATCTGTGTAATGTCTGACTCTCAGAATGAAAGGGACAAGTGTCTGAGATGCTGAACCAGAGAATAGAGTGCTTCCGGCAGCAGGAGTATAGTCATAATCTACAACTACATCCTGAGAAGTGGTTGTTACACCTGAACCGAACAGCATAACAGCCCAGCCGCCCTGTACTTCAACCATTTCATATTCATCACCGAGGACAAATGCGCCATCAGTTCCACCGGTTACGCTGTTGATTGTCTGTACGGTTCCATCTCCGTTCTGACCGTCAAGGATAACAGCTACATTCTTTTCCCAGGTATCGCTTACTAGGGTATCCTCTGCTCCTGCAACGGGAGTGGCCGCTGTGACTTCTCTGGTAATAAGACCACCTGAAATAAACGCAAGAGCTTCTGTGTCCCAGGTTCTGAGCCCTGTGGGGGCTATTGCTACAGACTGATCTTTAGCATCCAGGGGAGGATCTTCTGCGTTCCCATTCTCTACCAAAGGAGCAGAATAGTTGTGTGTGAAAGACAGGCCATCTGCCATTACACCAAGGTCAAAGTAATTAGATTCACCATCTGCCAGAACATCAAGCCTGACACCAGCCGGGGTGCTATATCCCGTTTTTAGGGTTTGGTAAGTTGCCATTAGTCTAACTCCTTTACTGCCTTAACAGTAACAGTGACAGGCATATTATATGAATCGTTCTCATCTTCAGGGGCTATGATTCCATTTGTAATGCAATAGAATCTACCACCGTCAAACGGGACGATATTTAACGCATCTATGAGAGCAGATGCAAGCTCTTTTGTCTCTCCCTCTGTGGGAGCTCTGCAATTAACAGTAATATCATTACTTAAATAATCTGATGTTTTATCAACAGGAACAGCAGTATAAATGCTCGCTGTTGTATCTTCTATTGTCCATTCTATCGGCTCTACAATCCCGACAACCAATGCCTTTGATGCTCCCCATGAAGAAAGCATGTTATAGAAAGTAGAATCATCTTTAAGCGTTGTATACAGCGTAAACTCTCCGTTCATCTGATCACCTTAAGCCCTACAGTCCATACTTCGTCCTGTTCGCCTACGTTATCAATGGAATCTATGGTGTATTCAACTCCCGCATATACCAGCTTTCCATCTTCTACCATCCCGCCGACCTCTTCCGCTGCAAATACCTTTGTAACATCAGTAGCCCATGTCTGGGAAAAATACCGTTCTGCTGCTGAGGCTGTGTACATTACTCCTTTAACTGCATCTGAATTCACAGGGGACCCGTTTTCTGCCATTCCTGTTGAGGCATTGGGGGCGCTTGTGTATACCCTTGGAATTGCTGATTTTTGCCATGGTGCAAAATACTGGTTTATGCTCATCCTACAAACCCCGCTGAGAGTCTTAGTAAATGCTCTTGTACTGTGTCAAACATAGCCTTTGCTACAGCCCTTTGATGCCCTGTGTTATTAACAACGATATCAACCGCCGGTCTGAGGTACGGTTTTGCAGCCATCTTTCTTGTTCCATATTCTTGATATATCGAATATAAAAGTCCACTCCCTACAACGGCAGAAAGACCCGAAGGCCTTTTATTTAACTGTGGGCCATCTGTATGGCCTCCTGACTCTTTAGATGTTTTCCACATTATGGAGCCTTTTAGTTGCCCTTTATCCACTGGAGCCAACGCTTTTGCCTGGGTTGCTACTTTAATAACAGTCTTAAGCATGGCTTTCTCAGTCCCTTGTTTATTGGCTTTGATTGCTTGGGGTACAAATGACACAACTTTTACACTCATTAGAGCCCCCTCTGGAACCGGGGGAGTCCTTTAGAGAACCATGCGGGCATCCCGGTCTTACCATCTATTTTCTGATCTGATGTACTGAACGATACAGAAAGAGGCCCTACAGACCTTGATGCGAGCCCTGTCCCTGGTAAAGTGGTAGATGTTCCATTGATTAAATACTGGATTCCTTTTGCAATAATGTCCTGATACCCGATTGATATGCCACCAGTCAGAATTGACCCCGCCTGTGTCGCTGTAGCGGCCTCAGACAGTTCTATGAAGGTAACATGGTAATCTGTACCACTTATAGTAACAGACGCTCCATTGGACGTTATATCGACTATATGAGCATCAGCAGGGATGTTGTCTCCCTCTATCAATTGCCCTGGTTCCAGGAACTCCGAAATATCAGTGAAGATAAACGGGTTATTTATCCCGGATACCGCCCTCCAATCCCAACCAGACCGGAAAGATCTGTAAAGACTGTTTGTATTGAAGTCAGAAACGAGCTCATAGACACTGATGAACTCTGAATCAAGGGTAGTATCTCCACCGAACTTGTAATTATAGGTGTTATTTGTTGTCAGTTTTACCTTTGCATCTATAATTGGAAGCTTTGCAGTAATAGCTGCATCTGATGCTGTATCAGTTATACCAAGCAATTCTTTTGTTTTAGCCAGTGTTATTACGATCATTCTTCTATCCAGCTGAACGTGCGCCCGATTGCTACATCAGCCCCGTTTGTGTTTGTGACTCTGATCAAAAGCAATAGACCTTTATCCACTTCAAAGGGCAAACCAGTAGAGGTAGTGGCCCCTGTATCGCCCTGTACAGCGGATGTGGCTGTTACTAACTGCCCTGCAATCCTAACACCGTCACCGGTTATTGTTGGGGCTACATATAATTTACTTTTTGCAGCGTCACCGCCAGACCGTCTATTAAATGTAACCAGCTCAGTACCATTTGCTGAAACGGTTGTTCCTACGAAATACTCTACCGTCACAGGCCCTGCGGTTGCATTGAATATCGGGTTTTCTGCTACGACATGATCGCATGTGCATCCAGTAGGGTCTAAAAGATAGTTGATTATTTCTGATTCGCCTACACCCAAAGTATAGTCTGCATGAGTGAATGATTTCCCGTTAACAAATGCGTCCTCTCCGGGGGTCACTGTCTTAATAGCATCTGCTCTGCTAAAGCTTCTACTTAATACTTCTACTGCCTTGGCTATGCTCATGAGTCTATCCCCTTATTTTCTTCATACCAGAATAAAGAGAGAACAACGGTTGTTGTGTCATCTGGGGTTATGGTGATTACGTAATTTGTGTCCTGTGCTAATACAAGTTCTTGCTCTGCCCCTGCCCCGCCTCCTGATACTGCTACCGGATTGCCTGAAGTCCCTATTCCTGTTTGCTGTATAACTGTACCGGCGGGTGTTGCTGTTGCATTCGTTACCATTGTCTGCATATTTGTGGTATTTGTAGCCAGTCTATTCCTATTTATTGGGGTTACTGCTGAGCCTGCTGAAAAGGTATCCCCTTCTCTTAGTTTAATATCGACATAGTTTGCGCTTGAGGTAATCCCTATAGGACGCCAATGGATAAACTTGCCACTTGATACAGAAGGAGTAGTGAAGGCTATATCATACGCTGATGCAACGTCAGTCACCTCTATAATTGCCGTGAACGCTATCCCATCATGGATATATGCATGATCAGAACTTATTGAAGCCTGGAAGCCTGTTAACCCTTCCTGACCCTGTGACATTATCTGTGTCTGTTTATCTTGGCCCATATTTCAACCTTCAAGAAGCCCTATTAGGACGTCTTTTTTGTCTCTTGGATTATATTCAATTTTAGCCTCATCAAGTAAGGCTATGATTTCTTTCTTGGTTTTCTCTGGTTCTGTAGGCTGTTCTATTACAGCAGGTTTTTCGTCTACAGCTGGTTTTTCTTCGCTGATAAGCGCTACTGTTGGGATCTCTTTTAAAAGCCGGATTACCCTGGCATCGTCTGTTTCATATAGTCCTTTGTTGAACTTACATAATGGCTTATTCTTCTCTTTATCCCATACAATCCCGGTTCCCTTAAAAATAGTCATGATATCTCCTTTAAAATAAGGCGATCAGAAGACCGCCCTATATCTAGTTTGCCTGGATAAACTTCATCCATCCGGTTTCAAGTACAACCGCAGAAGAAGCCCCGTTTCTTACTGAAATACTGGGGGTAGCTACAGTTACAGGAATAGATGCGTTTGAACATCCGACTTTTACACCGTCGAAATATACATTTACAAACTCACCATCAAAGTAGCATTCATAAGTGTGTGCTCCAGTGGTAAGGGTTCCGACATCGATGCTGGTTACTGATGCCCCGGCTGCATAAACATTAAACTTAATTGCTGTTACTGCATCCAGTTTACTGAAGAAGAATCCACCGGCTGATACAGCTATTGCATGGGCTGAACTTGCAGCGGTCAAAGTGGTGTCTACTCCACAAAGACCAAACAGGAAATCTGACTGGGTTGCTTCATCAATGCTGAACTTCCCGCCGAAATAGAACGGTTTGTTTGATACTGCTGCAAAGGCAGAACCCAAGAGCTGTGAACTATACCCGTTAAAATCAGTGGCCCCGGTTGTCATTGTGATCAGGCTGTTTGCAGAGACACTATTTACAGTGGTATTGCTTCCTGTTTCTGTAGAGACCCACCCGATCAATTCACTTGATGCTGTGGGGATGCTTGAATCTGGTACATATTTCTGTACACCGGTTCCCCAACCATCATGCCAACGGTGGGAATATTTGTCGTCTAAAAGTATAATATTGTCATTTACATTGATAAACATTTTATCCCCCTTATGTGGTGAATGTTTCGACTGATGTGCCACCGGTAACAGTAACACCCAAAACGGTTATATTTGCAATTGTCAGTGTGTCGGTTTCAGCATGCGCCCAGGTTGCCTCAGTTCCACTAACAACTATAACGGCCTGACCGTCTACGATTGTTAAGGTTGTGCTTACTATGGATGCTGTACCGCCGCCAGTATCTCCAATGGACGCTGTGGTTGTATAAGCCTTATTCAGCCACCCGTGTACCGCTCCTGCTGCATTTTCAATGGAAATCTTAACATTCCTTGTCCATGCGGAAGTGGTTGGAACAGGGGCTACTGTTTCAGGGTCTATAACCATTACAATATCGCCAGCCAAAGCGCTTTCAATGGATGCTAAGTATCCTCTAAGCTCAGGCTGTATACCTCTCATATCTTCAATACTACGTACCATAATTTAACTCCTAAAAAGCAGGGCCTTGAAGCCCTGCCGATCGATCATGAAGTGGATGTACCTGTTACAGTACCGTGGAAGTGCGCAGAACCGTAGTCAATACCGGCCTGAGAAAAGAGCTGCCAATCTTCACCGGCACCGGCTTTAGACAGAGGCTCGAGAATAACACGGTTTTCATCTACAGGTTTATTAAGGACAGGCTGGAAAGCCACTGCCATTTTACCCATATTCAAGACAGCAATTGTTGCCTGTGGGACTCTGGGAACATATGCAATCTCAAAGATACCGAAATCAGTCTCTATCAGGGTGATGTTAGAACCACCGATAGTTCTGTCTGTGGGAACATAGGTGTAGATGTCTGTGAGCTGCTGCTTATTCCAAGAGTTACACATAATAGTGAAGTTCCCGCCCTGGTCAAATGCGCCGTTATCAGCCATTTCTTTAAAGAGGGAGTCCATTATCGCTTTTGTGATGACAACGCTTCCAGCGGCCACAGTATTAACTGTAGAGCCTGTTATGACACCACGGGTCTTAAACGCTACGGTTGCGGATGTTGCAAGGGCATAGGTTCCATTCAGGAATGAATATTCCATGTCCATTTTCATCTGGTCCATGTGTGTCTGGACCTGGAATGCAAGCTCATCCTGTACGGGGTTGCTGCCGAACTCATCGTATGCGGCGCCGGAGGTACTGACTTCGATTCTCTTGAGTCTACCAGCTGCGGATAGTTTGGCGTATGAAACGGAAACTTTGCTCTGGAAGATCTGAGCGACATTCTTCTCATTGTCACGGACATATGATACTGCCGTGGGAGCTGCCAATGATGCTGTTTCAGTAATAGCGGGCTGAGAAGCTGCTTCCATGTCATAGGATGAAGACATTGCAAACTCAGGTGAGTTTACATCCCCTGCTGCGGGGATTCTGTCGAGAAAGGGTGTCATTACTTTTGAAGGGGTGAATAATTGTCCTGCCAGATTTGGCAGATTCCATAAGGTTCCGGCTCCAACATTTGCCATGATTAACTCCTGTTGCAGCCGCCTTTATTACGACTGCGATTTTGTTTGTTTCATCAGTTGAAGTCTAAGGGCTAAGGCACTATCGCCTTTCTCTCTTGCTTCTCTGATCTTTGTATCTAAATCAGCAGGGGGGATTTTCTTGTCCCTCGGCTGTTGATTCCCTTTGTATTTATCTTTCAATTCGGAACTCAGACGGCTTTCAAGCTCTGTTTTGAACCATGCTGCATCAGATTCCAGCTTCTCTATGGCTTTGTCACCATATACTGAATAATCCCTTGCTTTGATCGGGTCAAACTCAATCTCTTTGGCTTTCGCTTCTAAATCAGTCTTAAGCTGTGAAATACCTTCTTTCTTTGCAATACCTTCCTTGTATTCTGCAAACTCTCTTGACACTTTGTCAGCTTTAGATTCTTCCGGGTTGAGTTCCAGACGCAAAGCCTTCTCTTTCTCGGCCCATTCTGCCTTCATCTTCCCATTTTTGAAGTTTTCAAGGGTTGTTTCCCCTCGTTTGTTCTGCTCGCTATCAAATGCACTCAGCATAAGCTTGTTGCTTTTGATTAGTTCCCAGGCTGCCTCTTTAGTTTCAAGTCCGGTCATCGGGTTTGATAATCCCTCAAGTTGTCCCTTAATCCCTGTAAGGTCTATTCCTTCCTTCGCTACTGATTCTATGTCTTCGTAAAGTCCCATTCTGTTTCCTTCCCACACAGTGCTCGCCTGCATAGTTCTTTTATTATTCTACAACATCATGGTCAATTTGACAATGATATGGTTTATTTCGCCATTATCTTCCCTGATTTGGTAAATATCAAGTCATTATCTTTCATCCATACATCAAATGTTCTGTATGATGCAACCTCGCTTTCTCCCGTTGCAGGATTAAGCCCTCTTCTTGCCTCTGGTGGTGTATCGTCCACAATATCCAGGCTCCAGCATCGATCGTTTATGTCGTATCTGGGAACGCCTGAATTGCCGACTATCAAGGCTGTAGCACCGTTAGGATACACAAATGGCTCTGAGGCTCCTACTATCTGCCCGTCCATGCTTCCGCTCTGTTGCCTTGTTCTGGTGTCCAGTACTGCCGAATACATCCTTGTAAGGCCTATACCTGCATTCACGGCAGCTTGAGTCTGTGCATAGGCCCCGGATGACATAGCTCTATGGCCTTCTGTCCTGGCTATTCTGAGAGCATTATTTGCAGTGGTGTTGAATATGTTTTGAAGATCTCTTGCAAGCTCATCAAAGGAGTTCCCTTGTCTCAGTGCTGCGATAATAGAGCTCTTAATCTTCTCAAGGTCTTTTATCGCATTGCTGTTCAGCTTATCGGCCAATGTCCCATATTGTGGTAAATATGCCGCATACTTGGCTTTATTAGCCTTGTCTATTGATTGCCATATCTCATCAGTACCGAAGACCGCGACCTCTACGGCCTTCTCATCTATCACAGTAAAGAACTGATCAGAAAACCAATTGACTGAGTACATATTCTGGTAGTAGGTGTTTGACATTGCTGTCTCTGATATAGCAAACTGAGCTTTCCCGGCTTTCCTGGCTGCATCGGTGTAGGCTTTGGCTGTCTGCTTCTGTAGGCTCTCCAACCGCCCGAACTTAATAAGCTCATTGTAATACCCTGCGTCCGCTGGGTCTGTACCGGTTAATTTCAGGTAGGCTTTATCCAGGTTGTCTGTTATCTCATCATAGGCCGTCTTGTAATGGCTTAAAAGCTTCTCTGTCTCACCTGTAGGCTTGTCAGTCCATGAGCCGAGTATTGCCCTTGTTCTTTCCTGTCCGGCTAATTCCATCTGCTCCAGGGTCATTCTTCAACCTGTGTCTCTGTGTTTGTGATTCCAAGTAAATCAGTCGGCTGTTGCGCTTTAAGCTTTTCCAGCTCTTTCTCTACATCTTCCACTATTGATTTAGGGAGGAACTTCAAGAGAGTTTCCTTTGATACGATAGGCAGGAGGATCTGTGCTATCTCTGCTTTAGCCTTCATGTCCATTGGGATGTTCCTGGATGCTTTCACAGTGGCCTTGTAATCTCCTACATCAATCGAGGCTGATTCTGCTTTTGTAGCACTGAATATGTCTGCGTAGAAGGATAGACGCCTAACGAGTCCCTGGTTAAAATAGGTTTCTATTTGTGAGGCCTTGAATTCCATCCCAATCAATTTGAACGCTATCGCCACCCCAGAAGCATTACCAGCAAAGGATTCATCAGACATATCGGGGATCTTAACGGATTTATGAAAAAGCTCTTCTACTCTGTCAGTAAGATCATTATAGAACTCATTCACTCCACCAAGATTCTTTTCAAGGTATCTAGGGAGGTTGCTGCTTTCATCGTCTTCTATTTCATCTATTACACTGATTTTCCCCTCTGTGTATTTCCTGACAAAATCAACATCTGCCTTACTACCAAGCAGGAGCATAAGAGCGTTGAACCTGTCCACTTCGTTAATTGATTTACTTATCAACTCATCAAATGAGTCTATCAGAGGCTTCTCCGCCTCAAACAAAGGGGTGGCTCTACGGTTCGACATAAACACATTCACAGGGACTGTGGTATAAGGATGTTCTATATCATTAGGCTCTTTTACCCATGTTCCGGCCTTGTTCCTGTTCCAGACTTCCCGTTTAAGCGGGAAATAAACATCTGCCCTCTTATCTTCTTTATCTCCTGTGAAATAAACAGCGAACTCCAAAACTTTCTTGATGTCATCGGTATATTTCAGGAAGACTGACCCGGATGGGACTATCTTATATTCTGCCGTAAGCAGCTTAGAGGGGAAATCGAACTGTTCGGAGGTCCACCATATTTCATATGACTCCCCTTGGATAAGGCTTTCCTCATACAGCTCTGATGTCTCAATAGGTTCTTTATTGTAAACATCCATAGCCCGCATGTACTTAATGAAATCATCGTCTTTTTCTGCCTCTGTCTCTGTAGGTTCAACCAATTCATAGTCAGTGACAATATCACCTGATCTCCCGGCATATCCTGCCATATCCTCGACAGCCATCTTTGCCAGGGGTACAGGGATCCGGTTATCTGGCTTTTTCCCTACTTCTTTATTCAGGATATAAGGGTTTCGGCCCTCTACATATGCCTCATTGGTTTGTATCCGTGGCAATCTCATCTCTACTTTGCTGAATATTTCCTGTAATTCTTTGCTTGTCATTATGGCCCTCCGTGATAGCCTTGTTTACTCTTTTATGATAACACATTGATTTAATGGTATGAAGTCGTTTTATTCCGCTTATATTTCCAGCGAACAAGGGAAGCATAGGAGTCAGGGCAGTCATCATGCTCTGAGTTCTCGTTGTAATCCATGATAGCCTCTACGTATTCAGCATCTCCCTGCTCTAAATCGAATATTACATCTTTCCATCGGGATTTACCAAATGAGCTAATTTTATAGTACTTATTCATGGCCTCATGGTAGCCAGTAAGCTTTGTGGCTGTCATAGGAGTCAGCTCTTTTTTCAGATACCCCTTATCAGCATTGTTTTCCAGGGCAGCCCCGATTACCTGGAATCTCTCAAGCTTGGACACTATTGAGTTCATATGGCGGTCTATATGCCCCTCCATTTTCCATCCTACAGTGTGCAGCTTATTATTTACCTCGGCTATTATCGTAAGGGAGCAGCTGTCAGGCCCTCCATATGCGGCATCTATCTGCCCGTAGGCTTTGGCCCCTATTGGGAAAGGTCCGTATGCTGGTTCATGGAACAATACATCCCCATCAGCTACATGCTTAAGCTCATAGTTGGCAGCGAATAGAGAAGATGTCATTCTATCCTTTCTGTCCTGGATGCTCTCAGGGCTGAGTATCCCTGTCTCATATACTGTATGCTTGGCTGCTGGAGGCATCAGTGAAAACGCATCGTCTTTATGCCAGGGAGTCCCGGTATTAAAAACCCTGTGTTCTGCTTCTGAGGCTATATTTATCAGCTCCATATATTGGGCCTTTGTACTCTTCCTCTCGGCCTCGGAGACCCTATCTTTCAAGGTCACAATATCATCAGTCAGGACAGAGCCATGTTTACCAGTGATAGAAGCCTTAAGCCCCAATCCCAGGATCTGCCGCCCCATTGTTCCCCGGTATGTGCTCAATTCAAGCTCAGTAGAGTTATCTATTATAAACCTAGGGTATTTTCCGTATACATCTTTCATCAGCATCATGGCAGAATCAGACCGTATTATTTTAGATACAGCATTCAGCACATCTTTAACGTCTTCCTGGGACTTTCTGAGGAATATTATATTTTCTGTTGGTTTTGCTATTACCCTGAGAGCCAGGGCTATTATTAGACAGGTTGTCTTGTATGAGCCTCTGTGAGCCTGTAGCGTACCGTTCTCGTATAAATGGAACATTGTAGTGATCCAGTCTTTATGGAGGTCGCTATTAAGCTTTGTGAAGCCTTGGGAGTGAGCAAAAGGGATAGGGTTCTCTATTATCTGCTGGAGAAGGGCTGTACTCATTTATGGCCGTATAGTTTTTGTAGCTCTTCATATGCGGAGGTATCAACAGAATACTCTATTTGCTGTCTATCTGTGTATCCGAACTGCTTTAACATGAAGATTCCAACTGATGGATGGATGGTCCCTAATATAGATGCTTGATAGATCCATTCCTCTACTTTTGACCGTGCTTTTTTAATTGAGTAAGAAAACTCTACCTTTTTTTCATTGTCATAAATGCTTTGTCTGGATGCATATCCAAGGAATAAAGCCATTCCTGGGAGGCTTGGAGCGTTTAATGATAGGATTATAGGCCCTTTGGATGTTGTCAGGATCGTCCCGTCTTCATCTTTGGCATATTCAGTCTCACATGATTTGAAATATTCCTCTATCTTTTTATCCAGCTCTTCTGTCGTTTTATATATTGGAGGTCTCCCCCCTGGATGCTTATCCTTTCCCATAGTATCTCCTTGATTTATTATACCATGGGGATTATGTTTGTTAATGGGGATAAAAAATGCCCTCCAGTTGGAAGGCTTTATTGTTAGGGTTTTTTCATATTGCGGTCAATTAACCCGTATATCTGAACATAATCTGCAATCTTTTCTATCTTGACGGCTTGTCCACTTCCGTACTTAGCGTTGTATTCCTCTTCCGCTTGCCCTATCGTTTCCGCAATTACAATATGTTTCTGGTATCCACTATTTATTTCATACGCATTCATTTCTCCACCCTCTTCAGCCACCACGTTTCCCGGCCGTTCCGGGTTACTCTGTCATACCAATAGCCCAATCTGTATAGGCTGGTTACTTCTAGGTCTCTTTCTAGTATGTATTTCATTTTGTCTCCTTGTGTTTGGATAGGAAGGTTTTGGCTCTATCACCCCATTGTTTTGTGAAGTTTCTTAGCACCATTGCTGATACGGAATCAAGTGTCGTTCCTGAAACATCACATATATCGGCTATCTGTTCTGGGGTTGGTTCATAAAACACTTCTTTTGGGTATGCCTCTGACCATTGCTTTATCTCTTCTGCAAGCTCCACAGCTTCGGATAGCCTCTTTTCCAGATCCAGCCTCTCAATATCCACCTCGTCAAATTTCTTGCATAGATTCTCATGAAGCTCTGACAACTCAAGGTTTTTATTTATCAGAAAATCATTTTCTTTTTCCAGTTCGGATACGTGTCCATCTTTTAAACCTTGCTTATATACAGACAATAGGCCTCTTTCTTTGTACATGAGATCGATTTCTCTCACCTTTTCCTTTTTAACGAAGTATTTACCGCCGCTCATTTCTTTGCATCCCAGTTGCTTTTAAACCCAGTCACTATTATTCCGCATGTATTACAGGGTGCTTTTATTGTTGGTGATTCATGCTTACAATTCCCGCAGCATTTAAGCCGTTCTATCTCCTGTCCTAAATCATCAATATCCCTTCCGAACTTATCACGCATTTTTATTGCAGCATCAAGCTCTATTCCTAGTTCTTCCTGTGCTGATTCATATCCCTGGTAAAACCCTATTGAATAACTTTCATTTATGCCGTTTTCTTCATGTAGTTTAGTAGCTAAATGCATTTGTTCAATATTTGTATGATTAGGCGTACTTAGAATCGCCTCTTTAATCTTATCCATCAGTCCAGCTCCTTCACACCAGAGTTATTCCTGGTATATTCAAACACTGTATTTTGCTTTTCGTTTACAGTCTTATACTTTGCGCTTCCAGTAAGATCCCCTTTCTTGGTGCATCTCAGCTTCTTGTAATATCCACAAGCTCTGTTTTCGCTTCCTGAACACATCCCGGCTCCTGCGTAATGGACACAATCTCTGTTATTCATAGCTTTGCCTCCCACATTTCATGCAACCCTTGTGATGGATGACACCCTGTGCATTCTGTGGGGATTTCTGGATCATCGTTGTTATGTTTACAATCCACACAGGATTTGAGTCTTTCTAATTCTTCCTTTATACAATAGAGGAACGTTTCAATGTCATCTCTCTTGTATTTCTCACATAAGCTTTCAGCAAGCCCATTCCATGACCAGTCATCCTCTTCATAAAATAGCTTTAACAACGAATCAGGCTTATCGGGCATGTTTAGTGAATATTCATTAGTCATTACATCAACCCCCCTGCCCTTTGTATGCAAAATAGGGCCTGTGTATAATCCTCTTTGCTTAGCTTTGCAGCATCCAGGCCGGTTCTGACTTCATCCATTGTAACTGTTGCTTTATTGGTGGTGATTTTCATGCCTGACAACAAAGTAGAAACCTCTTCTTTGGTTACTGCCTGGTTTCTCCCGGTGTTTATATCTACAATATTGATTTCTTCATACCAGGGACACAAATCACATATGATCATTGGAGCATCTGGTTTTAGCTTACATCCATTAGGACTGTATTTTTTACAATCTTTCTTTTCCATTGGTTTCCTCTTTGGCGTATCTTTCAGGATAGTTATCTATTAGATCGCCTTGGGCTATTCCATCTTCCTTGAGATAGTCATCCATTCCGTTATAAACATCTATACATGTTTCACACCAATATGCAGACATGAGAATGTCATCAACTGTTGTTGTTGATTTCATCTTTGTCCCTTTTGGGAAAGAGCGTGAACAGCCATGGCAGACATGCGGGTTCCTTGTAATCACATTTTTGTCTTTAATACATTTCATAACAACCCCTTAAAACAATTCTATCTGTGAGCCTCTACACACCGGCTCTGGTTCATCCCTTATTGCCATTACCTCTTTCCGTATCTCATTATCTGTTGGCATTTTGATTTTAAACTGGTCTGTCTTCTGCTGGTTCTGATACATTAAAGCACTTGTAACAGCTCCTATAGCTTCATTGATACTTCCTGTCATAGATAGTTCAATAAAGCGCTCAGAGCTTACTATGGTGTCTCTGTGGTGTTTCCAGGGAGTCATCGAACTTTTGTTATTATTACATCGTCAGTTCTGTCTAAATTAGGCCGTTCTTGAAGGTGTACAGTAACAATAAATCCTGGAGCCAGTTCAGGAGAATTAACCATTAACACCTCCCCTAACATAATTTCAACATCCACCGGCTTCTGCTCTCTCTTCCAGCTGGATTCTTTCAGGGCGTGATATTTATCCATTAAGGCAGCGTACTTGTCAGCGTTCTTTTCGTACAGGTCAACAACCTCTTTATATTTCTTGTAAGAGACTGTTTTAGGATGCTTTTCCAACCATTTTTTGGCACGGAGAACAACATCCTCTTGGTGATCACAATTCATGTCGCTGAATGCACATTCATTACAATCATCTATAAACTCACAATTCCCCTCTTTTACTATCTTCTTGCATATATCTCTCTTTTTCATACATCCCCTCCTTGGGGTATCTGTTTCTATCTAAATAGCCATTATGCTATAATAATGACTATATTTATATTTAGGAGTAATAAAATGGCTAATGTAGCAAGACGTGGTAATTCTTGGGTGGTCCTTCACGCGACTAACAATATGGTTCTTGGTAGAAGCTCCACAAGAGAGGGAGCCGTTAAACTGGCAAAGGCGATACACAAGAAGAACGGTATTACAAAACCTGTACGAGTGATAAAAGACCCCAAGATGAAATGAATCTATAGGGGTGTGGGCTTTTGCAATTATATTATTCATCAAGGAAACAACCACACCCGCCGAAGTCGAAAAGATCTATCTGCTTGGTACATTTAGGCATTAAATACTTCTTCCTGAAATCAATCATAGACAAATAGTTTAAAGTCCCATCAATAGTGACCCTGATAAAAGGGCATTCTTTCCCGATATGCTGATATACTTCCTGCTCTTTTTTCTCAAGCTCGTGGTATCTTTCAGGCATCTTATCATATAGCATTTTAAATTGAGCCTGTCCCGTCTTTATACAGAACCCACCACAGTTATTATGAGGGAACCCCAGTTTATACAGGGCCGGGACTTCTATCCCATCGTCAGCAAGAATAGATAACATCTCTGGTTTGCTCAGTAAGGGACGTGCCATCATAGGGGCCTCATACTTCCAGCCTCCTTTATCCATCTTTCTTTTAGCCATCCTGTGGTGTCTATGCTCTTCTGTCCAATCTATGCCGGTATAACAGACGCAATTCTCAGGAGTGAAGTTATCTTTCATCCATTTGTCAGCCAGTTCCCTTTTTAATATCCTGCTACATGGATCTATTCTTGAATTACCCATTAATCTAACATCTTTGAATACTAGCCATATATCCCTCCCATCTTCTAGCCTGACAAAATGACCGCCTATTTTTGCAGCCCCTTCTTTTATGAATCGGTACAGGTCTTTATCTTCTGATTTCGTATCAGTAAATAACAAGTACAGGTTGCCTGTGCCGTGTTCTTCTGCAACTCTCTTTGCTGCACAATATGATCCAACACCACCTGAAAACATAACTATATGATTCATTTATGAATCTCCTTATAACTTGCCTTAAAAATTAAAGGGACTTCCCCCTACCCGCCGATTTATTCATCATTCAAGGCTTTATTATATTCCTTCATAATAAAGGCCTCGACTATTTGGTATGGTTTGCAGTCGTACAGTTCAGCTGTGTTTTTTATCCAGTAGATAACATCAAGAGGAAGAGGCAAAGAAAAGAACCAGCTGCCTGATTTTAAAAGTTTTTCCTCATTATTCAGTTTCTCTTTGCTCTTCTTCTTAAGCTCTATAGACTCATAAACTTTCTGGATTCTATACGCTGATGATCTTGTCTTATTACTCACTATATTGTCTCCTTAATGCTTGATTCCTGCTGGTGGTTAAGGCGCAATCATCCCAAAGGAGTATTGCACCATAAGATATGATTCCTACCGGAGCCATAAGGCGGTTTGTCTCATTTTCTGGCATGGTCTCCCAAACAATCAACCATTTGCTATTTCATCCAGCCCCACGGTAGCACTTCAATCCATCGCCCCGCTGGTTATATTTCCCCACGGCAGACAGACGGCTCAGAGTAACGACCAGGGCATAAAAAAAGACCTTAACCAGTTCCTCAAGGAACGACCCTTAACACATTTTGCATAACTAAAATGTATGAAGGGACTGGTTAAAGTCTCTAAATATTCTTCTGTTATGCCGTCATATTTGCTCAGGGTCGTTACATCTGAACACTTAAATAGTACACCCTGTAGGGTTATTTATCAAGGGCTTAAACTTACTTACCCCCAATTCGCCCGTAATGATTCAGCTTCCGATGTGTTTAATCTGTGTGCTTTACCAGCTCCAGGCATTGAACTAGACATATCTAAACTGACTCGCTTGTCACAATCTCTAGAGCAAACATATCCACCATAAAAATTGACCTTTGCCTTGTCTCCTGATTCTGGAATGTATGCACTCCCACCAAGATAATAAGCTGTTCCATTCAAAGGCCTCCCACACCCTCTACATTCTGCACCTTTCATCTATTCCCCCTCCTTGTCTTTTATGACAATACCCAGGTTATCAAGTGCTTTAATCGTTCCCCCTGCACCAATAGCCTTTGAAAGCCTGGAATCTGCCAAAGTTGATAGAGTCTCAGGTTCCCCCTCCTGGTCATGGATGTTGCCGAGGTATTTGGTATCAAAGGTTTTCCATTGAGCTATATACCCATACTTATGTTCATTTGATACATCTTTATTAAGCCATTCATAATAAATCATTTGACTATGATATGCTCCTGATATAAATACTACTTTATGGATGTCTCCACCGTGATTAAATAAATCCCCTTCCCAGATCTTCTCACCTGTTTTATATTTCTCCCCTGTATACTGCCCTACTGTTTCAGGGATGACAGGAATACACTTATGGAAATCGCTTTTCTTCTCACCAGTGATTATAGCTGGATCACCAAGCAAGTTCTTAACAAACCAACCCTTAACCCATTCCCCATTATCAACACGCTTTCCTCGAAATAATATCTCTCTCATAATCGTCTCCTTAAATCGCTTTCCCATATAGGCAGATCTGGAGATACAAATCATTCTTAATCCGTATCTCTCTCATTCCTTTGCTCAGACCCTGGTTATTGAACTGTCTGATTTTACGGCCTGCATATGCTTTCTGGGTTTTACTCAGCTTTCTTGATAGCTTCGTCCCACTGGCTCCAAACCGGCCACGGGTCTTATGTGTCCTCTTACTCATCAAAACCCTTCCAGCGGTCGCCACAGGCTTTACATGCTGTATTTTAGAAAGCTTCTCAACCTTGTTCTTTCCAAACAGACCCCGTATCAAGTTCCCAACAAATCCACGTCTTACAGTTTTCTCTTTCACAATTAGCTCCTTAGTATTTAACTTGATTTCAATATAATCCGGATACGTTTATTATGCAAGCTTTATTTAACTTATTTACATAACTTTATTATTTATTTTAATATCGCCTATTCCGTTTACATTGCTTGACATGATAAACTATCTACATTAGTATGATATATGCCACAGGGCAAAAAGAAACCCAGCCGGGAAGCTGGGCGTGATCAGTGGTTAGCTGATCGGGTTGTTATTAGACAACAGTTTAACCCCTGTGAGTATGAAAGTAAAGAGGGTTGTTTATGAAAGAACTTATTAAGATTCAGAATGCTTTGTGTGTCCCAAAAGATAGAAAGGATGCTCAGGGAAAGTACAATTACAGGTCTATGGAAGATATTTTATCTGCTGTTAAAAAGCTTATGTCTGAGGATTTCATGCTTTTGATGTCGGATGAGGTTGTAAATATTGGGGCCAGAAACTATGTAAAAGCATCTGTCCGGCTTACGAACGGGGAGGAATCCGTATCTAACGAGGGTTATGCGTGGGAGCCTGACAAGATCGCTTCTATGTCAGGGCCTCAGATAACCGGTTCATGCTCTTCATACGCTCGCAAGCTCGCTCTATGTGGGTTATTCATGATAGACGACAGCAAGGATGTTGATTCTCTGTCTGATCTGGAGAAAGGAAGCGGCTCTGGTGTAAAAATGGCAACAGACGAACAGATGGAGGAAATGAAAGGGCTTGTTGTTGCTCTGGAAACTATTGATCCTGGTAAGTCAGACTACATTGATAAACAGATTCAGAATCCATCCCTTGAGTATGCCAAAGCAGCGGAGATTATCAGGAGATCAAAATGAAGCTGAGAGAAATTATAGAACACAAGGTTGTTCAGGGCTCTCCTGAATGGGAAGAACAAAGAACCGGCTGTCTTACTGGGTCAACATTTGACGATATCATGCCAGCTGAAAAAGCAAGGGTTCCATGGACAAAAACACAGCTGGATGTCCTCCGTAAAGTGGCGTCTGAGATTCTTACTGGTGAGAGTTGCGATATGCAATTCAAAACAAAACCAATGGAATGGGGCTCAGAATGGGAACCAATCGCCAGGGAATGTTTTTCAACAGAAATGATGATGAATGTCAGAGATTGCGGGATATTTGAATACTCCCCTATGATCAAATCATCACCGGACGGAATTATTGCTAACGGTTCTGGAGTTCTGGAAATCAAATGTCCAGACAAGCATACGCACCTTGGTTATTATCTTGACCCTGATTCCCTCTGGAAGAAATACAAATTTCAGGTAATCGGAGAAATGCTCTGTACTGGTATAGAAAGCGGGTTCCTAATCTCTTTTGATCCAAGGTTCCCAGATGATAAAAGAATGGTAGTTGTGGAACCTCCCAAGGGGTATAGAGACGATATCAAAAGGCTAGAAGATAGGTTAATGGATGCATGTGCACTTATTGCGACTTGGATAAAATAATGGGTGATGCTGGAAAGAGTTGTGCTAATTGTGGGTTATCTTCTTCTTGTAGAATAAGACAGCAGTCCGGTTGTTTCTGTGGTAGATGGAAGAAGAAAAAGGAAAAGGAGATTGTTAAATGAGCGAGAAGAAATACAAGAAAGAAGCAGCATCCCTTTTTAGTAGTTTCGGCCTGAGTTATGACGAGTCAGACAAAACAGCATATGAGCTATTAAAGCTCGCCAGGGATTTGGCTACATTCAAGAACATAACAGATAAAGAGGCTTTAGCGGAAATAGGGTTTTCTGAAAAGCTTGTTCCTTTAGCCCTTGGAACACTTGAGAGTGCAAAGGCTTTAGGGATTGTCATCAAGGAGGATGATTAAATGAAAGAATGGATAAGTGTTGTGGATAGTATTCCTGTAAAACAGATAGAGTGTGTTTTTTATGCAAATAAATATGAATGGTGGACTGGTATGTTTACCCCTGCCGCCATGTCTGATTCTGGTAGAGAGGTCTTCCAGTATCATGAGCATTGGGGGGATGATAACTATCATACTGTCGAAAACGTTATTTGTTGGATGGAACTTCCAGTATGAAAGCCCTCTGTTCAAAGATTCA